CTGCAACAGAATAATAAATGGCAACAGCGGATAATGATAATCCGCTGAAAAGGGCCAAAAAGGCCATAACTTTATCGCTGGTGTGTATTCTCATAGAAAAATATTTAGTTGTGCCAAGTCCATCTATTATCTGCTTCGTTTAAACAGGCAGTAGCTTTCATAGTCTTTTCGACGTTGTATGCAATGGCTTGAATATAAACTCTTCTACAATAACCTGCACCACTAGGCCAAGTTGCTGAAGATACGGCCATACCGCTGGCATTTTTCTTATACCAGCGAACAATTTCTCCATCATTTGAAAATAAAACTGCGTGTGTGATAGCTTGATTATATGCTAGTTTTTGTTCATCGTCAAGAGTTTTAAACCAACCAAATGATAGATCCACTAACCTGTTGGTCCATTCGCCAGACCTATAATTAAAAAATCTAGGATTTTCAATTTCGTTGGCGTAGACAGGATTACTGGCCGTGAGTATCAACAACTTCCCAACTACCATCAGGCAACTGACAACTGAGCGCACGGTATTGAACATCCTGTCCTCCTTTTTTCATCCATCCATAAAAATAACCACAGTTACTACCAATTCCTGCTCGAGCGATAGTAACTCTTTTTATTTGATCGTCGGTACACTCTACGGTAGTACGACTATCAACCTTCTCTCCATTCTTAGTCTGAATGGTCTGACTAGTATAGCAATACTGTGGTTTCTGTGCCTGAACTCTAGGTGCCGACGAACAACCTGATAACAATGTTATCAACACGAACAAAGCAATAATAATAGCCCACAAGTAATTTTTTACTGTGTAGGGATGCATTATCGACTCGCTGTCTTTTGTTCTTTGGCTTCGGCAATCAGCTGATCAAATACAGCCTTAGGCATTTTCAATTTAACAAAAGTATAGTGACGACCTTGCATAGTGAAATGTCCAACTTCGCGATTTAGATGCTCGCGAATAGTTGTATCTTTAACAACATAGGAAATCTTTGTGTAAGTAGATTTTTTGTCATTAACAAATTCAATCTTAGTTTCGCTGTTAACTTCGCTGTTAATACGTTTGGCAAAGTTATTCATAGCGATTGCATACATTTGTTCTTCTGCGGCTTGAGCGTGAAGCGATTCGCCTGCACCACAAGCATACGCATAATCCTTAGCGAACCAAAACCAGCCTTCTGTGCCAGCTTGAGCGCAATCAATATACCAACTAGGTTGAGCGTAAGTCTTACGTTCCTCAACTTCTTTCATCGACGAGCAACCTGTTGCAAGAACGGACGCTGCCAAAATGCCTGCTAAAACTGCCTTTTTCATATGTGCCTCTCTGTGAGTGATTTACGACAATACAAAGTATAACACCGCCCTTGGGCGGTGTCAATAGGTTGTTTACCAATTTACTTAAAGAAAATCAATGCCATCATAACAGCCTGGGCAATGAATCCTACTCCAATAGTTACTAGATTGAGCATATCTTTTTGGACAGCGGCCTTAATAAACAAAAGGCTAAGTCCGCTCCATACTAGCAATATTAAATCTACAGCTGGCATACGATCAGTAAGGCCAGCCATAACTGCTAACAGGCTAGGTATTGTAGCAGAGTGTAGAAGGACAATAGCCAACCAACCAAAAGTCTCTGCTGATACGTTTGAGATTTTTTCATTAATAGAGGTTTTAAATTTTTCAAGGTTAAACTCCGGTAGCGTGATCATATACTTTCACCTTTCTCTTTCTTTCCACGATAAAAAATGTGTTGTCCAATTTGCCCGATCTTTTCAAGCGGCCATTTTGGATTAACGTAGGCAGCGTGATAATAAAGAGCATCTTTCATTACATCTAATCTAAAATTTTCTAAAAGAACCTTTTTAGCTACAGCATAACTTTCTGCATAGGCTTCTTTGTTCATCGGTTTTGTTTTTGCGGCTGAGTCGCAGGCCCATGAGAATTGGCATACAACTTTTTCCATAATTACATTTTTTTGATAAACAACTCCGCAGACATCGTTACCGAATGTTCCCTTGGCTACTCTATTCATTGTAACCTGCGCAACCGCAACTTTACCTTCGAAGGGCTCATAACCTGCTTCACGATAAATGTTTTGGGCTAAACATTGTAATTGTTGTTCACGAACTTTGATAGACATTACGTCTTGTGACGAGTAAGCCTGAGCTTCTCTAAGCATAGTGAATTTCTTTTGTGTAATATTTTGAACCAAAAGAAATACTACTAAAAACCCTAGAAATAGGGATACTAATCTAAATGACTTTTCCATAAGTCCTCCTTTCACTTGGTGTTGTATTACTACAACATTACATTAAGGGAGTTAACTTCACGAGGCTCAATAAAAGAACCCTGACATACGTGTAGTTGTCTCCATTGGACGCATAGTCTCATAACCTATGTGCCTTTGGAGCCTTGACCGCCCGAATCTCACGGGTTTCTCATTTGGCCAAGACTCGCGGAACCTTTTCAGCTTGTGACATACTTCGGTTCTACTATCTTAGTTTCTTTGCGAAACGTATAATATATAGTTCATTTTTTGGATATCGGTAACAAAACAGGTTATTTTTGACAATTTTTAGCAACTTGTTTGCAAATTCCAACAAATTCCTCGTCTGAAAGATCTCTCTTAATGCAATTAACCTTCCACGTAACGAGTTGTATATTACCTTTAATATAACCTTTTGAACTATCAATCCTATCTATGGTACAGCTATTTGGATTACACCATTTGCCTCCCCAATTTGTCCCGCCTCTAACAAATTCTAGATCAACTCCAGTGAAGGCACATTTCCAATTTTGAGATTCACCCACTTTATATACTTCATCTAAAGTAATCTTAATCTCTTGAGAATGTTCTCCTCTATTTGAAGCCCTAGACAAATTTTGCCTTAGGAATTTTAATCTACCACTTACAGTCAGCCAATTGTCCATTCTAGCCTGAGCTTCAAGCGGCCAGCGTTTTGTATTTTTTCGATCCCAACCCCAATCTGCATCCTGTCTTTCAGATGTAGATAGTGAGTCAAAAACTTCTCTGTAAATTTTTGATTCGTAAATTCTTTGTACGGTCATCGGCGCATCCTTGATATATCAACTGCTTCTTCGTCTGAAAAAATGGGGACAGCATTAGATTTATGCATAGTACCAATACCTTTGATAGCAGTACCTGTATAAACCTTATCTGGCGCTTTCAGACAAGGCGCCATATTAGTAGGATCTAAACTAGGAATTTTTGGACCTGTATCTCGAATGAATGGTTTATTCACTACTGGATTCATTACAGGAGCGGATAGACCTCGATCACGTTTTTTATTATCAGCATCAATAGCCCATTTTTTCTGCAGGGCTTTCCAGGATTCGTCCAACTCTCTAGCCTTTCTTGCGTGTTCAGCCGAAGCAAATTTCTTTTTACCTTTTTT